ACATAGAACATAAGTTAGCCAATAAATCACATAGCTTTCAAGCAAAATTTAAGAATCTAATTGCATTTCATAAAGCAGAATCAATAACACTAGTAAGGCCAGAATTCAGTTATAACACGGTGTTACTGGAGATCCATGGCGAATACGAACAAGACCTATATGAATATTTACTCATAAAAATTAAAGAGAACACAGATGGAGCTATTAGTACTCAAAGATAATTATTTTACAATGCCAAAACCTCATCAAAAAGAGGTTGCGGAAACTATATTTCTATTCTACACTAACTCTCTAGAGATAATTAATAAAAGATTGCCAGCACGAGCAAGGTTTACATTAGAAGATATTATGAATTTTGCGTATGAAGAATATTTAAGTAGAGATGTATTTGAAATGGCAAAAGCTGTTGAAGATATGTGTGTCCGTTATAAGCTTACCCTAGACAGAAACAAGGAATGAAATATAAAATAATACACCTAATCGGAATTAAAATCGAATGTGTCACTGACGTAATCAAATACTTAGATCAGTATGGACATCCACATTACGAAATTCTAGAAGAGCATTCAAATATCTATATTGCTAGTAGAAGAGAAATAGACTTGCAAGAAGAATACGGTTATATTAGTGCTAAGAAACCTTTCTTTTACGACCTTTTTTGGGGTGATGGATTACAAAGAATAAAACATTATATGGATGGTACTTGTAGATCTACACAAACAAAAGCACTCTCAAAAGCAGAAACAGGTTATCGCAGAGGTGGTACCTTAAGTTGTGCAAGAGAAAATCAATGTCCTACGTGTGGTAAAAAGGTTAAAGGACCTGCATATTTTAGACATATTAGAAAATGCGAAATGAATATTTCTTGTCAGAAACAGTAATTTTTATATCTATAATAGTAAAAACATAACAAATATATGTCAAATAACAGTAAATATTATTCTTTTAATGTCGATAGAATCGAACCGAATCTACCTTTATTCATAGAACGCGCTGGTAGAAAGTGGATTAGCTACGGAGCCGACAATTTATATCCACAATTTATTGCAGGTCTTTTTCAAAAGAGTGCAATGAATCGTACTTGTATCGTATCAAAAGTCGATGGAGTATTTGGTCAAGGATTAACCACAAAGGATCCAGAACAAAACTACTTACTAAAAAGAGCAAACCCAAAAGAATCATGGAATGACGTATTTGAAAAAGTTATTCTAGATTACGTAACATTTGGTGGTTTTTCAATAAATGTAATTTGGTCAAATGACGGTGAAGAAATCGCAGAAATGTACCATGTTGACTTTTCAAAAGTAAGAAGTGGTATTCACATTCCTGAAACTGATTGTGTAGAACATTATTATTACTCATCAGATTGGACTAACTGGAAACGTAATGCACCAATTCAATATGCTGCTTACAATCCAGGTAAATCTTTAGAGCAACCAAATCAACTTTATTATTTCTTTGATTACGAACCAGGTTCATTATTCTATCCATTGCCATCCTATTCTGGTGGTTTAAATGATATTCAATTAGATACTGAAGTTTCTAAATGGCATTTAAATAATATTGCAAATGGTTTAGCTCCTTCATTGTTTATATCTTTGGCAAATGGTGTGCCAGATCCAGAAGCTAGACAAGAAATTTATGATGAAATAACTATGGCCTTCCGTGGATCTGATAATGCTGGTAAAGCATTTATTGCATTCTCAGATGACAAAGAACATGCACCTGAAATTACACCAATTCCTGCTGCAAATTCAGATTATTATGTTACATTAGAAACTAGAATAACTTCTAGAATTTTATCAGCACACCGAATTACAAGTCCATTACTTTTAGGTCTTTACCATGAAGGTGGTTCAGGTTTTAGCAGCAATGCAAATGAAATTGAAGTTAGTTATGCGCATTTCATATCAACAGTAATTAAGCCAATTCAAAAAGTATTACTTAAATGTATGAATAGTTTAATGGATTACAAAGGATATGGTGACATTGAATTAGTAATAGAACCTAATAAATTGTTAGAAGCTAAAGAAGATACAATAGCAGTAGAATAAAAAAGAAATCAACAAAACATGGCAATTCAAAACGTACTCTTTATCTCAGAAGAGAAATTAAAAAGCTACACCTCAATACATCAATCAGTTTCACCAACTGACTTGACGCCTTATGTGTTACAAGCTCAAGATATTTACTTACAAAATTATCTAGGTGCTACATTCTACCAACAATTACAAGATCAAGTTAGAGTAGGAATTATTTCAGTTCCTAATCGTTATATTCTTGATAATTACATTGGACCCTTATTATGTAACTTTGCAATGTATCATGCATTGCCTTTCTTAGCATACAAGATATTTAATAAATCAATACTTAAACCAAATTCAGAAAATGCGCCAAGCGTAGAATTAGATGAGGTTAAATTCTTACAATCACAAGTAAGAGAAGTAGCTGAATCGTACACAAAATTCATGCAAATTTATCTAAGAAATAATTTGTCTCTATATCCGGCTTACGCTGCTTCAGTATCAACTGATGGTGTAACTCCAGATCGCAAGACTCCTTACTTCTCAGGTTTACAAACTAACTCAACATTCTTTAACTGGAAAAAATACAGAAACTATCCTTATGGAACTGGAACCAGACCTGATGGTGCTGGTAGTTTTACAGATGGTACTGACCAAGTTTGTTATGGATGTGGAGATTGGCCAGCTAATTAATATGAGCAACAATACAAAACTAATATTACCTAAAATTACGAAGCTTTCTATTCCTTACCCTAAAACAGTAAAGAATGAAAAGCTTCTAAAGGTGTATTTAACCAAACTTAAGAAAGATGTTTAAACCCGGCGAAAGTGGAAACCCATCAGGTAGACCAAAAGGAACAACAAATGCAAGTAGTGAGAAGATCAAGCAATTTTATTTAGAGTTACTAGATGGTAACCTAGATAATATTCAAGTATGGTTAACTCAAACAGCATCAGAAGATCCTGCACGAGCATTAGATTTTCTATTAAAATTAAGTCCTTTTGTTATTCCAAAGAAGCAAGAAACGGATTTAAATATTGAGAATCCATTAAGGATTATCATTCCTCCACGCGAGGACTAGTTGAAACACTAAATAAAAAGTCGATAAATAACTATATCGACTTTTTTATTTTATTGGAAACAACACAAACATATTACAGAACTTTGGATTTTAACGAATACTTGTCTAAAGACTATGAAGAATTGGTAAAAGCCTCTAAGAAAATTACAGGTAATAGTGATCTTCATTTAGACCTTCTTCATTATGCTATTGAAGAAATGTCAAATAAACAAAATATCCAAGGTATTGTAGATTCTGGTGGTGCTAGATTTTACTGTATTCGTATTATGATGACGCAATGGAGATCACAGACAGGACCCTTCTATCGTCAATTTGTAAGAGCTAATAATCTAAGTGACATATCAAGCATGGATATACCAGAAGTTACTGAAACACCCTTAGATATACAAAAGATTAATTCTATTATAGAAGCCCTACCTTGGTACGATAAAGAGTTATTTAAAATCTATACCGAAGGTTCGCATAACTTTTCAACATTAGCAAAAGAAACTGGTATACCTAGAACCAGTATTGGGTTAACCATAAATCGGGTAAAAAAGCATATAAAAAGAAACTTATAAATAAAACAAATTATAATAATTATGGCATTTAATTTCGTAGACAAAAACGGTAAACCGTTAAAGCAAACACTAGTAGAATGGAAATTCGAAGAACACGCAACCACATTCAAGTCAGATCCAGAAAGATTTGAGCGTAATGTTGAATATTGGAAAGGTAAATTAGGACTTAAAGATCCTAAAGTACAAGTTCTAAATGGAGACATTGAAATTGAAATCAAAGAAACAATTAAAGTAGAAGAATATGTTAATAACATTAGCGAACCAGTTGCAGCACAGCTTGATATTGAGTCTCCTGTTGAGTTTAATGACCACGAGTCTGATGCACAACCAGATTTATCAGAACTTGCTGAAGATATTATCGATACTGCTAAGCCTAAATCTAGAAAGAAAACCTCTTAATTGTAGTTTCTGCCTATCTCAATGGATTACGTTATCGGTTTCTTTATGTTTGGGATTTGGCTGGTGGTCTTTACCGACCATGTTCGCAGCGGGAGCAATGACATTAATAATAGAAAAGATAATTAATTACTAATATGGAAGAAGCAGAACAATTACCAGAAAGAAGTATTACAGATCAATTAGTAGACCTTAAAATCTTAATTGATACTAAACAAAGGTTTACATCATCAGAACAGAAAAAGATCTATGAAATGTATAACTGGATAACTGGAGAAAACAAGCAACCTAATGGTTGTTCTTCATGTTTGAATAATACAATCACACGTCTTAGAAAAGAATTCAGAGCAAATGGAATTTAAGATCCTAGATCCTTATGCTCCACTCTTTCATTCAGACAAAACTTATTACTTAATTTCAGGAGGTCGCGCATCGGGTAAATCTACTCAAGCCGCGGCCTTCTTTTTGATTAAATTAATGGGAGATGAGTTCTTCCGTGGAGTAATCTCAAG